TCGTTGATATTCCCTAACTTAACGTTATGGATTTCTTCATCAATTATTTCTAACAATTCTTTTTTAGTCATTCTATTATTACTATTATCCTATTTTCTTCAAATAGTTAGTTTGTGTTGCAACCCAATCCTGTCCTTTTAATCCTGCCATTGATGCGGCTTTCTTAATTGCTTCAACAGTATTTCTTGCTTTCACTTTATATTTTTTCTTACTAGATAGTGCAACACCATTAAGATTCATATCTGCGAAACTCATTTCCCATACTGCAAATCCTTCTTTGATGATAGCTTCTTTTACTACTGATTCTGTTGTTAGAAGTAATTGCTTTTTGTATTTTTTTGCGATGGATAAGACTTGCTTAATTAAGTCTTTTTCATCAGCTGCTGTTCCTTTTCCTAAATACTTACGTGCACCATCATCATATATACTAAATGAATATGCTACTTTTTTCTCCTTACCATCGTTAACACCAATTACAAACTCTGCATCATCTATATAAAACTCATGTGCACCATTTCTGTTGATATCGTGATTTACTTCAGTACCTAAAATTCTTTGAATTCCTTTTTCAAGTGTTGATACAGTCCCATTACTTACTTTATCTTCGTTTACTACTGATTCTTTAACTTCTTCTTTTTCATCATCAGTAGATTCATCTTTACCATCTTTTTTAGCTAACATTTTTGCAAATGCTGCTTTCTGTGCTGGTGATTGAGCTTCTTCTAATTCTGTTTCAGAAATTTCTTTTTTAGGTCCTTTACCTTTCCAAGTTTTTTCTATGTTGTTAAAGAATTTCTTTTTTTCTTCATCAGACATATCAGGAATAGATTTTCCTGCTTTTTCTAGTGCTTTTTTAAAGAATTCTTGATATTCTGATTCTTCTATCATAGTTTCTTTAACTATGGTTTTTAATGCCTCTCGTGTTATTTTCATTTTTCTATCTCCTGTATTGTTTTGGCGATATTTATCAATCGCTCCTTTATCTTATAAATATGTTTGTTTGTCCTCTTCCAATAATCTGAAGAATCCAATTCATTCATTGATTTAATTTTATTATACCAATTAAAAAACTTTTGAGTTTCTGCTAACTGATATTTTAGTTCTTTTAAACCCATTGCCATCTTCTTATGAGGATGTTTGGTTTCATCATTTTTTATTGCTAACCAACGATTTACTGGTCTTTGTATTTTAGCTTCGTTTACGGATTCATTGAATCTACGAGCCTTTTCTACTGATTTCCAATCTACCCCCTTAATTAAATCCTTTATAGATTTAAATTTTGGAGAACCTATCATTTTACCAGGTAGAATATAAACTACATTATTTGATAAATCTTTTTGTTTTTTAATTTTACCTTTTGAAATTACTTGCCAAAAATTTCTATCAAATCCCTTTGGAACGAAAAATGAGATGATATTTCCAGTTGATTGTATAATTTTTAGTTTCTGTGTATCTGAAATTTTGGTTAAAGGAGTTTTATCATCAATCCCATCTAAACCTTTAAATTGTCTTTCAGTAATTACTGATTCATCAATTTTACCAACTAATTTCATTCCAAGTTGAGTAGCAATTTTCTTTTTAAGTTTTTTATCTTTAGCGCCCTTATCCGAAAAAGCATTAGGAGTATTATATGCCCCTGCAGCTCCAGATGTAGTTGCCTCATCCAATTCATTCTCTACTTCTTGGATTAGTTCTTCTAAAAAATTATTAAGATTCTTTTCCATTGACATTTTTTATTTCCTTAATCAACTCATACGATAACATTAAAGATGAAACTTGCTCATCAGTAATTTTCTTACCGATTTTTTGTTTTTTCAAAACGTTTATTGTTTCTCTTAATTTTATTTTTGTAATCTTATCCTTCATACCTTTATACATTGAATGCAATTCGGTAATTGTTTTTATCAATTGCTTTTCAAAATATTCACCAAATTTAGAAGTATTAGAAACATTATTAATATATTCTCTTAATAATCCTTTTTGATTGGTATTTAAATTAGTATATTTTTTATTGAAAGATTCTGTTAAAATTTTAAAAGTTAGTAATCTTAAATCTTTTTCTTGTTTCTTATAATCTTCTACTAATTTATCTTCTTTTACTTTTAAAGTAGTATTTTTAGTTGAAATATGCTCTACAAGAGTAAGTTTAGAATCAAATACATCCTTAACATCAGTAACGTTAATAATTTTTGATTCAAATAACTTATGCACAGATGCTAATACTTTATAATTAGTAACTGGAGATGACATAAGGTTATCAATATCTAATGTTTCTTTAATAGATTTAATAAGATTATACTTTTCTCTTTTAAGTTTAGAATAGTCTAATCGTGTGTGTGCTTCTAATATTGCATCAATGAACTTTTCAGCTTTTGTTTCTGAATTGTATTTTTCATTAATTAGCAGATTAAATAGTCTTAATTCTTTTGCAAGTTCTGTTTTTCCTGCAAAGAATTCTTTAATGATTTCCTTCGATTTCTCCTCAGAACCATTTAACACTTCAAGTGTTATTTGCTTTGTAAGTAGTTCGAATAAAAACCCAGTGTTTTTAAATTTAGAGTGTCTTATTTTTTTCATTTGAAATTTTTCCAATTATGATATGGTAAATTTATACTATTATAAATATAAAAATATAAATTATAAATTAATTTTCCATATCTTCAAGGATATTATCCTCATTTAACATGTCTGTGTCTTCGTGTAAATACTTTCGTTTTGATGAAATCCCATTGATATATGTCAATGCCTTCTCTTCGGAAGTTCTTGAACGTTTTGATGTCCTTTCCTTATCACCAAGTGGGTCTCTACCTAATGGGTGTTTATCTTTCCCATATGTACCACCTTCTCTTGGTCTTCCACCTTTATTCTTAATCTCTTGTTTTATTTTTTCAATTGATTCTTCAATATCATCTGGTTCTTCATCTTCAGTTGCAGGATCATTTCCTTCATCTTCAATAGAACGGAATCTGAATCTATCTTTCAAATCCTCTAACATACGAACTCGTTGTGTATCTTGTTCTCCTCCACTTAATTTAAATATATTTTCATATACCCAATCCTTAGATAACATATTTAATCCTTGAATATCTTGAGCTAATCTAACTTTCTCACTCCACAAGTTTACTTTTTCTTGTTCATATATTGTAGATGGATTAACTAATGATAAACTAAAGTTAGTCATTTCTGAATCTTGAATACCTTGTGCATATAAATGAACAATTGCAATTTTAGATAATTCTGAAACTACTGTTCTTTGTATTCTTTCGATTGTTCTTGCAAATCTTACATCTTCAGCTGCTAATGTTGCTTTACCATTTACATTTTCTTCATATCCTAAATATGCTCTTGGAATTTTTAATGCTGCAAACATTTTGTTTTTTAAATAATCAATATCTTCAATAGATGAATATTCCATTCCTGCAAGATTATCAATTGATGTACCACTATCACCACCACGAACAGGAAGATAGAAATCTTCTGTTAGGTTTTGCATATTGTACTTTAAGTTATAATCACCAGTATTCTTATCAACAAAAGGAACTTTCTTCATCTTGTTAATAATTCTCTGCATATAGTTATCTACTTCGGTTGGAGGAATGTTACCAATATCAATTTTGAAAACTCTCTTTTCAGGTGCTCTCATAATTCTATGGATTAACATTGCATCTTCCATAAGAGATAATTGTTTCCACAATCTTCTACCATTTTCAATCATTGATTTTCCATATGGTAACCAGTTTGTATCTGCTAATAATCTGAAATGTGCTATTTCGAAGTTTTCGTATTCTTCTTTACCATTAGGGTCTTCAGTAATTTTAAACTTTACTGAGTTTGGATTTGTAGGGTCGGTTCTTTCTAATCGTTCTGTATTGTAAACAGAATGTGGAGTAACATTTACGATACCCTTTCCTTCTGCAACTTCTAAACCTAAAAAGAAATCTCCATACTTACACATATTTCTTACCCATGGCCATAAGTTGAATTCAACATTAAGGATATCATAGAATAAGTTATTTAAAATATCTTGTACTTTTTCATTATCAGAATGAATTAACATTACATCACCAAATTCATTCTTTAGTGTTGATTCATCTGCATATATATCAAGAGCCGATGCTAATATAGGATCATTATCCATTGCATCGAAATCTCTAAAAACTTCTCTACGAACTTGTTGGTATGCCATTGATTGTGCACCACCTGCTTGTTCGAAGAAAGATTTTTGTATCTTCGTGTATCTATCTCTTAAAGAAGATAGATTTGTTTGTTGTCTTTCATCACCGTCAAAAACCTTTCTCCTACCTTTATCATCAACCGTTACGATTGCTTTGGTACGAAAGAGTTTTGTTAACCGTTCAAAAAATGAAGTATCTGCCATTTGTATTTATTTTTTAATTTATAACCTTTATTATTACCATTTTCTACAAGACCAATATCTTGCTTTGTGTTTTGGACCAGGTGAATCACAATTGTGTCTTGCTCTAAATGCTTTTCTTGCATCTGGATTGTTCTTTCTAATCGACATTGTTTTTTCTCCTGATTTCTTTGCGGAACTTCCACCATGTCCAAAGTTCACCTTTACTACATTACCTTTGGGGTTATTAACATATACTTTAAACTTTTTAACATCACCTTGCATTGGTTTTCCAAGTTTAACTGTTCTACCTTGGTATTCTGCTTCATTTATGTCGGATTTATATTCCTTCATAAATTTAGTAAATTCCTGTATATCGTGATAGTTTTCTACGGTGTATTCTTCACAGTATTCTTGACTTTCTACTAATATATTATATAATGATATCATACTTGTTTCGTTCTATACTATAAATATGGAATTATTTAATTAACCACGTTAGGTCTTCGTTCCTATCACCTACCTTCATTTGCCATGGGTTTTCATCCATTGATAGGTTTCCACCAAATCCATCACTTAACCCCTCAGATGATTGTCCTATACCACCCAATGTTTGTTTAGTTAAATCAATTCCTTCTTGTCTTAATCTTAATGCAGTATCACGTACCCATAATCCGATTGATAATGACATTGTTAAATCATCATTATATCCTCTCATTGCTTCTGCTCTATTTCCATTCCATATAAATGTAAATAGTTCGGTAATTGTTCTCTCTGAACGTATTGTTACCGATTTTTCTCTGATGTATTGTTCTAACTTTGAAATAATCAAAGGTCGTGTTTTGGATGTTGTTGAGAATCCAGGTTTCATTCCTCGTTCTTCTGCTCTGTATTTATTTGATAGTTGATTTTCCACATCTACATACTTTAAATCCGAACTCATATAAAAAAGATTACCATATGACCTATCTATTACTTGTTGAATTACTGCCCAACCAATATTAGCATTTTCAATTACTAATAATGCATTATTATATTCAGTTGCAAGTGAAACTAAAAAGTTTCCAAAATCCTTTGTACCCAACTTACCTTTATATTCAGCAACTTGTGTGGAAGCTTCAATATCAATCACATGACAAGCAGAGTAATCACTTGCATCACCACGAGCAACATCGGCAACCACCATATAAGGTTTACTATAATTTGGATATTCCCATTTCCATAGGTTTCCATCAAATCCGGTCTTTTCAATTGGTTCTTGTACAAATGTTTCTTTATAAAACATTAAAAGTTGTGGGTCTATCACAGTATCACCAGAACTAACGAAATCACAATCACATTCTTGAGCTGCTCCTTTTGGTCCTAATAATACTTCCTGCTCATCTCTCCATTCTTGGTTTCTTTCAGGATGTACACTCCAATGTAAACGTATTGTATTAAATGTATTTGTTTCTTCTTCTGCACCTACCCATGTTTTATGGAAAAAGTTTCCAACTCCATTTGGAGTAGAAAGTATAATTGCATTACCACCCGTTGATAGAGTAGATTGTGCAGATACCCATATATCTTCAATCTTATCAATAAAAGCTGCTTCATCAAATACCAATAGTGATAGTGCTTCAGAACGACCAGCATCACTAGCAGCTGAAGTTGCTTTTATCTGAGAACCATTTGAGTATCTTAAAGATAGTTTGTTATCTTCTACGGTCTCTTGTTTTAACCATGATGGTAAGTATTGATTCATCACTCGAACCTTTGTTACAAGGTTCTTGGCAACTTCTTGTTTAGTTGCAATTACCAATACATTAAAATCTTGATTGAATAACATCTTCCAAAGTGAAAATCCAGCAGTTAAGGTAGATATACCTGTTTGTCGAGATTTAAGGATGATATTGTATCTATGTTCTGCAAATTGGTCTAAAGTTCTTTCTTGGAATTGATATAAATGAAATGGAATCTTACCACGAACAGGATGTTGAATCATACAATACTTCTTCATGAAGTAAATTGGATCTGATGCACATTTCTGGTACTCAATCTTTATTATATCTTTTAAGGATTGTTTAGCCATATTATTTTTTTTTCTTGAATGAAATTTTCCAATACATAGAACCACCAATGTAAGGTTGTATCGTGCTGTTTACATTTAATACACCAACATCCAATCCCCACATCTTATCTTGTTTATCTTTATATAAAAGGCCAAACTTTGCATTGTTTATAAAGTTAGTTTTATCAAATCCACCACCAATTCCATAATAGAATACTCTTTTAGGTAATTCTTTTACTGTTTTTGTATTGTATATCGTAGGAACTTTAAAATTCCATACAATATCTCTACTTAATATTTTATTTTGTGTTATGGTATCTGTAACTATACCAAATCCTAATGTTGGGTTCGGTTTTGTTCCCATTGAATCAATTACAATTTCAGGAGCAAATTCATAAGTTAGTTTTAAAGTATCTTTAACTACATACTTTGAATAATAATCTTTTATGATTTGTAGAGAATCAACATCTGCTGGAATCTCTACTATTTTTTCAACTACTCTATCTACATACTTAGGTACATATTTTTTTACTTCTACAATTTTATTAATAAAAACAGTATCTATTTTTTGCTCTAATAGTTCGTAGTCTTTTCCATCTACTTTTACTATATCTTTAGGAGGTGCACTATCACCACTACAAGCTCTCATCAATAAG